GATGCTATGTTTTCCCTTATTTTAAAACAAATATCAGGAATCATAGCAGGTATTATTCCTTTATTACAAAGATGTCTGACTAAACCAGACACCCAAGATGTTCTTTCAACTAGATCCTTAAATATTCCTCTAACTACAAATTTAATCCCTCTTGAAAATCAAGGTGAAGAATTTTTAGATAATGAATTTTTAGATAATGAAGTTTTAGATAATGAATTTTTATTAGATAGTTTTTTAAATTCAACCCCCAACCAACCCTCTATTACACCTAATCAGTCTATAGAACCCTTTTCTGATATAGCTAAACAATATATAGAATACGGAAGTGCTAATTATAATAATTATGAAGAAACTTCTTATAATGGATTTGATATAAAAATTGAAGAAGTTCCTTTCACATCAACTGTAATAAGAAAAAAAGCAGTTGGATATTCACCAAGTGGTATTGCTCTAATTCAAACAGAATTATCATTTACTACAAACAATCAAACATTAATATCAGAATTAAAATTAATTATTGATAGAGATGATTTAAAAGCTTATTAATTTAATATTTATAAACAATGAAAACTAATGATTTTAAAATTTTAATAAAACAAGCGGTAAAAGAAGCTATTCAAGAAGAATTAAAAGATATTCTTTTAGAAGCAATTCGTTCCCCTAAAACAATAGTAACTGAAACTCTTCAAAATACTTATGCACAACCTCAAATCACTAACCCTAGAACTTTAACCCCTACAGAAAGGCGTGAAATGTTTGGTGGTATTTTAGGTGAAATGCAAAATGGAGGAACTATAACATCACAATATGCAAATGAATTTCAACCTCAATCTGTAGATAATATCAATGGTGCTTTACCCTCAGGAGAAGTAGGATTAGATATGATAATGGGTTTAATGAATAAATAACAATAATGGCTATAATTGTTCAAAATAGATTTCCAATAGATTCAATAGATCGAAAAGCCATAGGAGTTAATATACCTTTTAATGCTCCTTCTGTATTTCAATCTAATTATTTAACTCGAGATGCTATTAAAAATAATTTAATTAATTTTTTTTTAACCAACCCTGGAGAAAGAGTATTTAATCCATTTTTTGGAAGTGGAATAAATAATTTAATAAACATGAACTTTTTAGATACTATTGATGTTGAATTTGTTAAGAAATTTTTAAAAGATCAAATTTACCAATATTTTCCATTTGTAGGGATAGAAGAAATTAATCTTGTAGTAAATAAAGAAAGCAATCAATTAGGAATTATTATGAAATATCAAGTAGAAAATTTTGGTATTCAAGATGAAATTAATATAACATTATAAAATGAGTATTAAAAGAGATATAAAATATACTAACAGAGACTTTACCTCATTACGAAATAGTCTTATAGATTATACTAAAACGTATTTTCCAAACACATATACCGACTTTACAGCAGCATCCCCAGGAATGATGTTTATAGAAATGGCGGCTTATGTAGGAGATGTTTTATCTTTTTATGTAGATAACCAATTCCAAGAAACTTTTATTCAATATTCTCGCCAAACTCAAAATTTATATGATTTAGCATATATGTTAGGATATAAACCAAAAGCTACAACCTCAGCTATAGCAGACATAGAACTTTATCAACAACTTCCGGCAACAATTTCCGGTAGTGTTACAATCCCCGATTTTTCTTATGCTCTACAAATCCCATCTAACACACCAATTTCATCAATTTTTAGTGGAAGTCTAGCATTTTTAATTACAGACAAAACTAATTTTGCTGTTAGTAGCTCAACAGATCCAACAGAAATAACAGTTTACCAAACCGCAGGGGGTCTTCCTACTTATTATTTAATTAAAAAAATAAGAAAAGCAATATCGGCAACAGTTAAAACAAGATCTTTTTCATTTAGCTCTCCTATCCCTTTTGATTCAAGAACTATAACAGATGATAAAATCATAGGAATCTTAGATATTACAGATTCAACAACAGGAGATAAATGGTATGAAGTAGATTATTTGGCCCAAGATTCAATCTATGAAACTCTTACTAACTCAAATCCAAATGATCCAAATTATCTAAATAACCCAGATGTCTCTAATTTATTAAGGTTAAAGCAAGTTCAAAATAGATTTGCAACTAGATTTTTAGATAAAACTAACTTACAAATCCAATTTGGTTCCGGAGATCCATCAGATACAACTGAACAAATAATTCCAAACCCTGATAATGTTGGTTTAGGTCTTCCAACTAATCAAAGCAAATTAACTACAGCATTTGCCCCTACAAATTTTATATTTACAAATACTTATGGTATTGCTCCTTCAAATACTACACTAGTTGTTAGATATATTGTTGGTGGTGGAGTATCATCAAATGTTCAAGCTAATGCTCTTCAAGATTTAAATACTAATACTGTAACTTTTATAAATTCATCATTAGCTAATAATAATTTAGCTCAACAAATTTTTGGTACATTATTAGCAACAAATCCAAGAGCCGCCTCTGGTGGATCAGATGGGGATAATATAGAGGAATTAAGACAAAATTCTTTAGGTAGTTTCCAAGGTCAATTAAGAAATGTAACTTTTGATGATTATGTAATTAGATCTTTAAGCCTTCCCGCAGAATATGGAACTGTAGCTAAAGTATATGCTTCAAAACCAGATGCAACTTCACGTTCTATAAGTACTATAGATTTATATGTATTGTCTTATAATAATACAAAACAATTAACAAATGCTTCAAACGGTTTAAAAAGAAATTTAAACACTTATTTATCTCAATACAAAATGATTAGTGATTCAATTGGTATTAAAGATGCTTTTATAATTAATATAGGAATTAATTTTGAAATTATAACAACCCCAGGTTCTAATTCTGATGAAATTTTATTAAAATGTATATTAGCATTAAAAAATATATTTGATATTGATAAATGGCAAATTAATCAACCTATTTTGTTAAGAGATTTATTTATAACTTTAGATGCAATTGATGGAATTCAAACAGTTAAAGAAATAAATTTTGTTAATAAAACAGATTCAACTCTTGGATATTCAGATTATTCATATGATATTTCAGCGGCAACCGCAAATAATGTCATATATCCTTCATTAAACCCAATGATTTTTGAATTAAAATACCCTGACTCAGACATACAAGGTAAAGTAGTACCTTTATAATATAAAATAAAATGGCAGTATATAAATTATTCCCTACTAAAGATGCAACTTTGTATTCTATATTACCAAATATGAATACAGGATTAGATGAAATTATTGAAGCAACTGAAACCTCATTTGCTTATTCTGATCCAAACCCACAAACTAGTCGTTTTTTAATTAACTTTTCAGAGGATGAAATAGATGATGTTTTAGATAATAAAATAAAAATTAATGGAACTTCATCTAAATTATTAGACAATACTTTATGGAAAGCGAATTTACAATGCTTTATTGCTACTTCAACGGGTTTACAAGCAAATACTACAGTTGAGTGTTATCCTGTTTATGGTGATTGGAATATGGGTACTGGAAGATATTTAGATGACCCTGAACAAACTAATGGAACAAGCTGGATTTGGAAAACATACTCAGGATCCATAGGAGGTCAGTGGTTAACCTCAAGTTTTCCATCTTTTATAACAGCTTCATATAATACTACTTATGCCTCTGCGGGTGGTGGTAATTGGTTTACAGGCTCATCTGTTGCTTGGTTTAATTCAAATACATACCCTATTTCAGCATCTACAACTTTTGGATTTTATGATACAAAAGATTTAAATTTAGATGTAACCAATATTATTAGAGCTAGATACACAGGATCAGTTTCACAAGATGGATTTATTGTAAAGCAACTAACTGAATTTATAAATGATCAAGAAGTTCAACCTGAATTAAAATATTTTTCCAGAGATACTCATACAATTTATCCCCCATCATTACAATTTAGTTGGAGAGATTATACCTGGAATTCAGGATCTTCTTCTATGGAAATATTAAATACACTTCCATCAACAATAACCTTAGCTCAAAACCCTGGTGTTTTTTACCCTCAAAGTTATAATAGATTTAGGATAAATGCTCGCCCAACATATCCTCCTCAACTTTGGCAAACTAGTTCTGTTTATACAAATAATTATTATTTACCTACATCGTCATATTGGGCTATTAAAGATTTAGATACAAATGAAATGGTTGTTGATTTTGATACCCAATATACTCAATTAAGTGCAGATTCAAGCTCAAGTTATTTTGATATTTATATGAATGGTTTAGAACCTGAAAGATATTATGCTATTTTGATCAAATCAGACATAGCAGGAACAATTCAAGTATTTGATGATCAATATTATTTTAAAATAATTAACGGATAATGGCTAATTTACCTATAGTTAAACAAGTATTTGCAAAAAAAGCATTTAGTGATACCATTAATACTACTTTTACAGAATTAAATACTCCTATTACCCCTCCTGTTCTTCCTCCATTACCTTCAATATCTGAATTTTTTGAATATTATCAATCTTTATTTTATATTATACCTAAGTTTGGAGACACAGAATCTCATCAGTACCTTGCTTTAACAAGTCAAGAATATATAGGATCTGAAAATATAGGTAATGAAGTAATAGATGCTTTATTAGCAGAATTAACAGAACTTAGACAAGAAAATGTTGAATTAAACGAAAGATTTACCCAAACAGCTCTTAGCTCAGCACAAGATGCCTTAAAAGCTCTACAAAAATAAGATGATTAATATTATTAATATAGACCCAAGTACATTAACTCTTCAAAATATTAGTCCTGAAGATGTTTCTGTTATTCCTAATGTAATTGTTACATCTTCATTTAGTCCTGTAAATAGTAAAATTGAATATTTTATTTATGATTCTAATAATTCTCTTTTAGCATCAAATGAAGATTTAAGATCATATAAACCGGCATTAACTACACCCGAAGGAAATATAGTTGATATAATACTTACCCCTGAAGAAGATGCAATTAATGCAGGATATGATACGGGAATTATAAAAACTATTTATAATTTTATAACGCCTGAATTAGGATCTGGATTAGGATCTGAAGGAGGTGATTTTTTTATTAGTGAAATATCATCAACTAGAACCGAAATTAGATTAAGTTCTAATCTAAATCCATTGTTTAACGTTACTGGGGTTGATCCT